CGGTCGGTTGGCGGATTTTTTCATTTTGGGGCTTGACTTTTAATAGTTAGTCTCCAGATATACTTTGACAAGCCCGTCCGGAGATGTTACAATAACCCTACAGGGGTCCTAATCCTGTATTGGTCGGTAACGCCTTCGGGCAAGCCGGTCTTGAAACGCTCTCGGTGTTCCAGCACCGGGGGCGTTTTGCTTTTTCAGGCATACAAACCTGCGCAACGCTTGTAGTCAAGAAAAAGTGAGGTCTCATGCGGGTTTTCGGAGCAAAACATACAGAACATACTCAAACTCTTATCCTGACCCTAAATAGAAGAAAATAAGAATATACGCGCGTGAGAACATCCTTATTTTCTTCCCGCGAGGGGTTCTATTGAATTTCGGTAGTCTTTGTATGCTTGGTAGTCAGGCTTAGTGAAAGACCTTCCGGCATTCCACCACAAGCCCCTGCACACGGACAGGGACCTTTTTCAGGTCATAGATCTGCGGCTGATGGGCAGGGTTGAAGCTCTTCGGAGTCAGGATGACCAAATCCCCTTCCCGGCGGAAGTATTTCACCGTCGCTTCATCTCCGTTGACGAGCACCACGGCCAACTGACCGTTCTCCACTTCGGGCTGCTCCCGGACAAGAATCTGGTCGCCGTCGTCCATACCGGCGGCATTCATGCTGTCGCCCCGGATGTTCAGCCAGAAGTACTTTGCCCCATCGGTCTGACGGATGGGCAGATAGCCCTCGATGTTCTCTTCCGCATACATCGGGTACCCGGCCCGGACCGTTCCGAGCAGCGGCGCTACCTGCAACGGATTGAAGGGTGTAGCGCCCGGCATTTTGCTCCAGTCCGGCTTTTCGCTCTCGCAGTTTTCAGCTGCGGGGGCTTTTTTCTTTTGCGCCAATTCTTTCTCCCGGTTTTCGCGCCACGCCATCCGGGCTTCGTTCGCTTGATCTTCGTCGATGGCTTGCAAGGCTTTCCACGCGGCAGAGGTATCCCCATGGTGTTGCTCCATCAACTGATCCCACCGAGGGCCGTAAGCACGATCCTGCCGCGCCTCCGGGTCGGTATCCCAGTCATAGGGGTCGTCCGTTTCATCCAGCAGATAGTCCAAGGATACGCTGAAATAATCCGCGATTTTCCGCAGTTGGGCTGTCTGCGGCGTCCGGCCGAGGTTTTTCCATGTGGACACCGTTCCCTTGCTGATCCCGATTTCCACCGCAACCGCCGACGGGCTTTTTCCTACTGAATCACAGAGCTGGCGATACTTGTCATAAAACATAGTTTACCCCCGTAGACTTTGTGCAAATCGTCGAAGTTTACAGAAATGCACTTTTAGGGCTTGAAAAGTCTACTCAAGTGAACTATACTGAGCGCAGCGGTTCACAAAAATAGACTCAAGCCTCATCCTAGCAAGTTGAGTATACCATATCTGTTTATTTTTGTAAACACTTTTCCGCAAGAAAGGAGTACATATGCATGAACTTATCGTGGCAAGCGGAGATCTGGGCGCAGATGAGAGACAACGGCATCCGCCGCGGCGACCTCGCCAGTGCCGCAGGAGTCACCCCGGAATATGTCAGCATGGTGCTGAACCAGAAGCGCAACCCCGCCGGGGCTGAGACCCGCTTCCGGGCGGCGCTTCAGACACTGATTGACGCAAAGGAGTGACCTCCATGATCTTACAACGCGGCAGCTTCACCCAGATCCCCTTCTGGCGGCTGCGGGCCCGGTTTCGCGAATGCGGGATGTTCGACGAGGAAGTCGCGCAGGAAGCCGGGATCACGAACCCGACCTTCAGCCGCCGGATGCGGGGCGTCGCCCCATGGCTAACCAGCGAGATCACCGCCGTGTGCGCGGTGGTCGGCATCCGACGGGACGAGATCGGTGAATACTTTTTCCCAGATATGAACGAGGAGGAGACAGCATGAGAAAGCAAATCATTCTCACCGGCAGCGTTGCCTTGCTGGCCATCATCGGAGCGGTCAGGGTAGCCGTCAGCGTGGCGCAGGGCGCTTGCACCATCATGGTTCACGCCCTCACTCACTGGGGCGGCTGGGCCCCCGCAGAAGCCGCACAGGCGGCACCCACCATTGTCTTTGCTTTGGCCGCCGGGCTTGCGATGTCCCTGTATGGACTGCACAAAGACAATCAGCGGTACAGCCGCCAGAGCTACGGCAAGGTAGACTGCACCGCCTACCGGGAGCAGAACCGGCGGGACGCCTGATGCGCTGGTACACCGTGTATGACGGCAAGACCGAAGAAGTCCTTGCCAGCGGCACGGGGCCGCAATGCGCAAGGGCCCTGCACCTGACCATTGACAGCTTCTACTGCGCAGTTTACCGGACACTCGCCGGGACACAGCACAAGTACGATTTCTACATCGAAAACATAAAAAGGAGCGAATTGCAATGAAAAGCATCAAAGTCCGGCTTACCTTTACCGAGCCGTTGCTGGGCACATGGCCCAGTAATCAGAATGTCGCCCGCGACTACATCGCCAGCAAATCGCCGGACGCGGCCACCATCGAGGACGAGATCGCGGCCATCGGCGCAGACGCCACCGCCGACAAGGCGATGACCATCTTTCCCCGCAGTGCCGACGGCAAGCCTATCCTGTACGATTACCAGATCAAAGGTTTCTTCAAGGATAGCTGCGGAATGCTGGCCCGCATCGGTGGCAAGACCGAGACCGGCAAGAAGCGGGCGGTCAACGAGAGTGGCAAACTGACGGCCTACAAGAAGATCATCGACGGCCTGATTTTTGTCAGTCCCCGCCAGATTCCGCTGCAGCTCAGCGGGCCGATGGCGGAGTGCCAACGCCCTCTCCGCGCACAGACGGCGCAGGGCGAGCGGGTCAGCCTTGCCAACAGCGAAGAGATCCCCGCCGGGAGCAGTTGCCAATTTGAGGTTCTCTGCATGGACGACTCCCACGAAGCGGCCGTCATGGAATGGCTGGAATACGGCAGACTTCGCGGCCTCGGTCAATGGCGCAACAGCGGCAAGGGCCGCTTCACCTATGAACTTCTCGCCTGATCGCAAGGGCAAGGCAACGACGCGCTAAGTTTAGCAATGGAAAAGCTGAGCTTGGCTCTGCAAGGGCAAGGGGCGGCTTTGTGAGGCCTAGCAAAGGCATTGAATAACACAGCCATGCCGCTGCATGGCGAGGCAAAGCACCGTAACGGCATGGGAAAGCAGTGGTTGGCATCGCAGCGGCATGGGATTGCCCGGAAAAGATCAGCAAGGGCGAAGCTCCGCACGGCTTAGCAAAGGCATTGAGTGGCACAGCTTTGCTTCGTATAGCAAAGGCAATGCTATGCGGTGAATCAGCATCGCGACGGCAAAGATACAGCTCTGAACTGCAAAGCGTAGATTCGACAGAATCTTTTTATAAAAGGAGCGTATCAACATGACATTTGAACTTACCATTCACGGTGAATCCCCCGCCGAACTGCTGGCTGCATTGCAGCAGCTGAGCATCACCTCGCAGCCCCAAGACACCCCGGCGCCGCAGCCGGAAGAGCAGGACACGGCCCGGCAGCAGCCGGAGATCACCCGCCCGGAGGCACCGGCAAACCCTACTGCGGACGAGGCCGCGGCTTCTGCATCGGCGGCGATCGCCACACCGGAACCCTCAACGCCCGCGCCCGACCCCGTCAGCCTTGACAAGATCCGCGATCTATCCCGCAGCCTGATCGTTCATGGCAAGCGGGACAAGGTGCAGCAGATCATCAAGGGCACCGGCGCTCCCTCGGTCACGAAGCTGCCCCCGGACCGCTACACCGAGGTCTGGGAGAAGCTGGTGGCCCTGAGCGGCGAGGTGGACGAAGATGCCGCCGGTTAAGCACGCCCTGCTGGGGGCTTCCAGCGCGGCCCGGTGGATCGCGTGCCCGCCCAGCGCCCGCGCCACCGAGAACCTGCCGGACGAGGAGAGCGAGTACGCCGCAGAGGGCACCAGAGCCCACGAGGTGTGCGAGGTTGCCCTTCGGCGCAATCTGAAAAACTGGGAGCAGGGCCAAGCCCTTATGGAAGTCATCCCCGGCGGTGCGCTGGGCAAGGATGAAAAGTCCAGCGAGATAATAAGGGCCGCCAACCAGTACATCGACTTCATCCACGAGCAATGGGCACTTTTCCCGCACAAGCCCGGTGTCTTCATCGAGCAGGAAGTGGATGTCAGCCGGTGGGTGCCCGGCGGGTTCGGTACCTGTGACTGCCTGATGATCGGCGACGGCATCCTGCACATCGTCGATTTCAAGTACGGGAAGGGCGTCCCGGTCAGCCCGGTGCGAAACCCGCAGCTCATGTACTACGCCCTCGGTGCCTACGCCCTGTTCGACGGCATCGAGGAGATCGACACAGTGCGGATGAGCATCGTCCAGCCCCGCATCCAAGAGGAGCCGGAGACGTGGGAGCTTTCCCTCGCCGACCTGCTGACATGGGCCCGCGAGGTACTGACCCCCGCCGCCCAGATGGCGTGGAAGGGTGAGGGCGAGTTCTGCCCCGGCCCCCACTGCAAAGACCACTTCTGCAAGGCTTATCCGAACTGCCGGGCATGGCAGGACAAGTACGGCCCGCTGGCCGGGTTTGAACCCCTGCCCCAGCCCGCAGCACTGACCGATGAAGAGCTGGGCGACTGGCTCCGGAAGGTACAGGGTCTGGCGCAGTATGCCCGCGACTTGGAGGACTACGCCCAGACTGCCCTGCTGGAGGGCCGCAGCCTCCCCGGCTGGAAGCTGGTGGCCGGCCGCAGCACCCGCAAGTGGGTCGATCAGGACGCCGCCTTCAAGCAGATGGAAGCGGACGGCACCAACGAGGCCATGCTGTACACCCGCACCCCCATTTCCCTGACCGTGGCCGAGAAGATGATCGGCAAGAAGAAATTCGCCGAGACCATGTCGGCCTTTATCACCAAAGCGCCGGGTGCCCCCAAGCTGGCACAGGACAGCGACCCCCGGCCCGCCTACAACCCATTAGAGGGCTTCAAGCCCACGGAGGAATAATCCATGAACACAAACGAAGTTATCATCCCCTGCCGCCTTTCTTACGCGAACATCTGGGAACCCAAGCAGGTCAACGGCACCGGCGACCCCAAATACAGCTGCTGCTTGCTCATCAAGAAAAGCAACGCCGCAGTCTTCGCCAAGATCAAGGCCGCGATCGAAGCGGTCAAGAAGGATCCCAAGGCCCTCGCCAAGTGGGGTGGCAAGCTGCCGCCCAAGCTGAAAGAGCCCCTGCGTGACGGCGACGAGGAGAAGGACGACGAGAACTACGCGGACTGCAAGTTCATCAACGCCAACGCCAACGCAGACCGCCGCCCCCGCATCATTGACCAGCGCTGCAACGATGTGCTGGATCAGGAGGAAGTCTACAGCGGCTGCTACGCTAACGTCAAGATTGGCTTCTTCGCCTACAGCGCCAACGGCAGCAAGGGCATCGGTGCAGCGCTGGAAGTCATCCAGAAGGTCCGCAATGGTGAGCGCCTGAGCGGCGGCAACAACCTCGACGGCTTCGAGGAGCTGACCGAAGAGGACGACGACCTCCTCAGCTGACCACCATCCACCGGCGGCCCCCGCAAAGGGCTGCCGGTCTTTTTGAAAGGAGGTTTCCCGTGAAGAAGATCATCACGGTGGATATTGAGACCTATTCCCCGCTGGATATCACCGAGGTAGGCGCGTACCGATACGCGCAGGACCCGGCGTTTGAGATTCTGCTGTTGGGGTGCATTTCGGAAACCGCCGAAACGCCTCTTGTGTTGGACCTGACCTCCATATCTGAGCCCAAGCGCCGTCTGCGGGAGAATTACCCGTGGCTGTTTGATGCCAGCTACACCAAGCGGGCCCACAATGCGGCCTTCGAGTGGTGGTGCCTGTCGGAGTATCTGGGGCTGAGCTGGTCAGAGCGCATCGACTGGCTCCAGCAGTGGGAGTGCAGCATGATCCACGCCCTCTACTGCGGACTGCCCGCCCAACTGGGCGCGCTGGGGGCCGCGCTGCAGCAGCCGGAGGATGCCCTCAAGATGAAGGAGGGCAAGGCGCTAATCCGGTACTTCTGCTCCCCCTGCAAGCCCACCAAGGCCAACGGCGGGCGCACCCGCAATCTTCCCAAGCACGACCCCGAAAAATGGGCTCTATTTAAAAGGTACAACGGCATGGACGTCATCGCCGAACGGGCCAATGACCGCCGCCTTGCCCACTGGCCGGTGCCGGAGGAGATCCAGCAGCAGTGGAGGGATGATGTGGCCATGAACGCCCGCGGGGTGGCCGTGGACATGGACCTTGTGAACGGAGCGCTCCTCTGTTCGGCCCAGATCACCGCCCAGCAGACTGACGAGTGCAAGACCCTGACCGGTCTCGAAAACCCCGGCAGCCGGGTGCAGCTTCTGGGCTGGCTCCACAGCCGGGGCGTCCCCATGCAGGGGCTGACCAAAGAGGACGTCAACAAGGCGCTGGCGGGGGACTTACCCCCGGACGTCCGCCGGGTGCTGGAACTCCGGCAGCAGCTGGGCAAAACCAGCAATTCCAAGTATGAGACCATCGCGGCCTGTGCCAGCACAGACCACCGGGTACGAGGAACCCTACAGTTCTACGGCGCCTCCCGCACCGGCCGCTGGGCCGGGCGGCTGATCCAAGTCCAGAACCTGCCCCGCACCTACCTCGACCACCAAGATCAGTGGCGGGAGCTTGTCAAACAGGGGGACGCGGAGAGCATCGAGCTGCTGACCGGCAACGTCAGCGACACCTTGAGCCAGCTCATCCGCACCGCTCTGGTGCCCGGCGGGCCGCGCACCTTCGTGGATGCCGACTTCTCTGCCATCGAGGCCCGGCTGATTGCATGGCTGGCCGGGGAGGAATGGGTGCTGGACGTCTTCCGCACCACCGGAAAGATTTACGAGGCCACCGCAGCCCGCATCTTCGGGGTGCCCTTCGAGAGCATCGTCAAAGGCAACCCCAACTACAAGTACCGGCAGCGCGGCAAGGTCGCGACGCTGGCTCTGGGCTATCAAGGCGGCGTAGGGGCCATGAAGCGGATGGGCGGCGACCAGCTAGGGTTGGACGACGCCGGGCTGCAAGACATCGTAGACCGCTGGCGGGGCCAGAACCCGAAGATCTGCAAGCTCTGGCGGAAGATGCAGAACGCCGCCGTCCACACCATCCGCACCGGCAAGACCACCATGCCGCGGGAGGGCGTCGTCTTCCGCAAAGAGATGGACCCTGCGTGCCCCTTCCCCTTCCTGACCATGGAGCTGCCCAGCGGGCGGAAGCTCTTCTACGCCGACCCCGGCACCACCGATGACGACCGCATTACTTATAAGGAATGGGATAGCGGCCAATGGCGGGAGTCCGAGACCTACGGCGGCAAGCTGACCGAGAATCTGACACAGGCCGTGGGCCGGGACTGCTTGGCCTTTGCGCTGGACAACCTCCGCCGGGCGAACTACCGAGTGGTGTTCCACGTCCATGACGAAGTGGTGATTGAGTATCCCTCCCGGTGCACTGCGGATACAGAGTGGGCGCTGCAGAACGTTACTGACATTATGAGCATTGTACCCCCTTGGGCGCAGGGTCTGCCCCTGAACGCGGCGGGCTGGTACGGCGACTTCTTTACAAAGGATTGATAACGATGAGAAAGACTTACCCACCTGACAACTCAGATGTGTGTCCCTGCACCTGCGGAGCCCTGCCCTACGGTGTCGGGTTGAGGACTGACGGGACGGTCGGACTGACCCGGTACCGCAAGAGCAACCGGTACGCAAATGACGGAGGCTGGTCGGTGGTCTGCACCCGCTGCGGCAGGGTCGGTGAGCGAGGCCGCACACAAATTGATGCAAAGGCCAGATGGAACGCAAAGCGGTACAAGTATGGCCCGCTGAAGGAGGGAGAAGAATGAGCGTTACACCGATTACGCTTAGCATGGGCGGAAGCCGCACAGCGACCGAGTGGGAAAGCCAAACCTTTTCATGGAGGGATTTTATTCTCACCCTGAAAGTCCGGATGAAACGCAACTGCGGCACCGAGACTCACGCCGAGTACAGGGCCCTGCCCAAGGCCGAACAGGACAAACGGAAGGACGTGGGCGGCTTCGTGGGCGGAACCCTGCGGGAGAATCGCCGAGCACGGGGCTGCTGCACCGGGCGCAGCCTCATCACGCTGGACATGGACAACTGCGCTCCCGGCAGCACGACCAAGTGGGTGGCCGCCATCGAAGCACTGGGCACCGCAGCGGTCTACTCCACCCGCAAGCACGACCCGGAACACCCCCGGCTGCGGGCCATCTTCCCCACCGACCGGGTCATGCAGCCGGAGGAGTATCAGCCCTGTGCCCGGATGGCGGCTCAGATGCTCGACCCCACCATGGCTGTCTTCGACCGCACCACCTTCGAGGCCGAGCGGCTGATGTACTGGCCCAGCCGGAGCGCCGACAGCGACTGGGTCTGCGAGGCCACCGAGGACGGCAACCGCCTCAGTGTGGACGAGCTGCTCTGGTACTACGCCGACTGGCACGACGTCCGGCAATGGCCCAGATGCCCCTCCGAGCGGGTCACCCTGCCCGGCGGCAAACAGGCCGACCCCACCGCCAAACCCGGCGTGGTGGGGGCCTTCTGCCGAACCTACGACATCCCGGGAGCCATCGAGAAGTTCCTGCCCGGCGTGTATGTGAGCGCGGGGGCCGGACGCCTGACCTACACTGCGGGCAGCACCACGGCGGGGGCAGTCCTCTACGACAACGATCATTTCCTTTACAGCCATCATGCCACCGACCCGGCGGGCGGCAAACTGCTCAACGCATGGGACCTTGTCCGCATCCACCGCTTCGGCGAGCAGGACGCAGACGCCGCCCCCGGCACGCCCACCGCTTCCCTGCCCAGCTGGCAGCAGATGCGGGCGCTGGCCGAGGCCGACGGCCCCACGGCGGCGCTGCTCCGGCAGGAGGCCGTGGATCACGCCATGGAGGGCTTCGAGCCTGTCCCCGCCGAAGCCGAGAATCCCGACAAGTGGCAGGAGAAGCTCGACCGCACCCAGAAGGGTGCCATCTCCTGCACGATTCAGAACGCGTGGCTCATCCTCGAACACGACCCGGCGCTCAAGGGCCACATCTGGGTGGACACCTTTGCCGAGCGGCTGCGCTGCAAGGGTCCCTTCCCGTGGAGCGACAAGCAGCAGGAGCGGGACTGGAGCGACGAGGACGACGCGGGCATCCGCTGGTATCTGGAGACCATCTACCACTTCAGCGGGGTCAACAAGGCCGCCGACGCTGTGGCCCTGACCGGCAGCCGCCATGCGAAAGACCCAGTGCGGGAGTACCTGACCGGGCTGCAGTGGGATGGAACCGAGCGGCTGGACTCTCTGTTCATCGACTATCTGGGCGCAGAGGACAGCAGCTACACTCGCGCGGTGACGCGGAAGATGTTCGTGGCCGCGGTGGCCCGCTGCTTCCGGCCCGGCTGCAAATTCGATCAGATCTGCATTCTTAGCGGCAAGCAGGGCATCGGCAAGAGCCTCCTGCTCAGCCGGATGGGCCGGGAATGGTTCAACGACAGCATCACCAGCTTCGACGGCAAGGAGGCCCGCGAGAACCTGCGGGGCGTCTGGATCGTCGAGCTGGGCGAGATGACGGCCTTCAGCCGCAGCGAGAGCGAAGCAGCCAAGCAGTTCCTGAGCCAGACCGAGGATCGCTACCGGGCCGCATATGGCCGCAGAACGGTGCAGTACCCCCGCCGCTGCGTGTTTTTCGGAACCTCCAACGGCTCCGATTTTCTCCGCGATGCCACCGGAAACCGCCGTTACTGGCCCATTGATTGCAGCTTTGAGCGCCGCACGAAGGTGGTGCACGACGATTTGACCCCCGAAATCGTGGATCAGTTGTGGGCCGAAGCCGTTGTCCGCTTCCATGCGGGGGAGGAGCTGATCCTTCGGGATGCGCTCCAGAAGGCCGCTCTGGCCGAGCAGCAAGCCCACACCGAGCGGGACCCGTGGGAGGGCGACGTCCTCGAATTTCTGGCGAAACCCGTGCCCTTGGACTGGGCCAAACGCAGCATCGACGCCCGCGTATGCTACTGGGAGACGGACCCGTCCGGCGACATCCCCACCACATCCCGCGCCAGTGTCTGCGTCAACGAGATCTGGCGCGAGGTGCTCGACAGCACCGGCAAGACCCCGGATCGGCAGCAGTCCAAGCGGATCGCGTCCATCCTGAACGCCCTGCCCGGATGGCAAGCGGGCAAGTATCCCCAGCGCTGCGGACCCTACGGCGTACAGCGCATCTGGCGGAAGATCTCCGAGTAATTCCACCCGCAGAATCCAGAGCCGAAACCCGCCGGGCGAACATACAGAACATACCGGCAAGGTCGGCATACAGAACATACAAGGATTTCGGAAAACTTCAAGAAAGCGGAAGAAAACAAGAGCTGAAGAGTGGGTGCAAACATACAGAACATACAGACAACATACAGAGCCGCCGGAAGTCTGTATGCTCAAGAAATTGAGCCGTGATGCGGATTTTCCGGCAGCAACATACAGAACATACGTTCTTTTCCCCTAGAAGAAGAAAAAGAGAAGAAAATAAGGCGCACGCGCGTACACGCGAGGGGCTTCTATTCTTCCCGCGAGGAATGATAGGGAGACGCGTATGTTTTGTATGTTTGTATGTTCGTCCCCATTTGGAGAGGAGAAACTACCATGACAAACAAACCTCTGGAAAAGAGCATCGAGAACATCCTGCGGCAAGCCGTGGAAGACGAGGGAGGCCTGTGCCTGAAGTGGGTCTGCCCCGGACACAAGGGAGTGCCGGACCGGATGCTCCTGTTCCCCGGCGGCATCATCGCCTTTGTGGAACTCAAGCGCCCCGGTGCCAAGGTCAAGGCGGGCGGCTTGCAGAATTGGTGGGCACAGGTACTGCGAAATTTTGGATTTAGCTACTACGAGATCAGCACCGTGGAACAAGCCCATGGAGTAGCGCAGATGTTAAGCGACGATAGCTTTATAAAGTGCGGCTACGAGGAGAGCGACGACTGACGCGCCGCCTTAAAAGAAACGGAGGTCAAATCCATGCAGCAATTTCACCCGCATCCATACCAGCAAGCCGCCGTCGATGCGATTCTGGCCAAGCCCGGCGTGGCGCTCTGGATGGAGATGGGCCTCGGCAAGACCGTCGTCACCCTGACCGCCATAGACCAACTCCTCTACGACCGGCTGGAGGTGAGCCGGGTTCTGGTGGTCGCGCCGAAAAAGGTAGCCGAAGCGACATGGCAGGACGAAGCCGCCAAATGGGAGCACCTGCGGCACCTGCGCGTTTCCACCGTGCTGGGCACCGCGAAGCAGCGACTTGCCGCGCTGGCCGCCCCGGCGGATGTGTACATCATCAACCGGGAGAACATCCCGTGGCTGGTGCACACGCTGGGCCGGAGCTGGGATTTCGACATGGTGGTTCTGGATGAGGCGTCCAGCTTCAAGAACCACGCCGCCCAGCGGTTCAAGGCGCTCAAGGCCGTGCGGCCCCGCATCCACAAGATCGTCGAGCTGACCGGCACTCCCCGGCCTAACAGCCTCCTCGACCTGTGGGCTCAAATTTACCTGCTGGATCAGGGCGAGCGGCTGGGCCGGTACATCACCCACTACCGCCGGGAGTATTTCTGGCCCACCGAGTACAGCTACGAGCCAAGAGCCGGAGCTGCCGAGGCGGTGGAACGCCGCATCAAGGACATCGTCCTGAGCTTCAAGGCCGCCGACCACCTGACCCTGCCGGAGAAGATCCTCGACGACATCCCGGTGGTGCTGGATGCACCCGCCCGGCGGGCCTACAAGAAGCTGGAGCAGGACTATCTGCTGGACGTGGACGGCGAGACCATCACAGCCCAGCAAGCTGCAGCCCTGACCGGCAAGCTGCTTCAATTATGCAACGGCAGCCTGTACGACGAGAGCGGCACCGTCCACCCGATCCACCGCTGTAAGCTGGACGCCTTCGATGAACTCATCGACGCGCTGGGCGGGCAGAAAGCCCTCGTGTTTTACGGTTTCCGCTTCGACGAGGAGCAGCTCACCGAGACCCTGAAGGCCCGCCACAGGGGCCTCAAATTCGCCGTGCTGCGCACCGGGCAGGACGCCGCTGACTGGAACGCCGGAAAGCTGGACGTTCTGCTGGCCCAGCCCGCCAGCTGCGCCTACGGGCTCAACCTGCAGCAGGGCGGGCACCATCTGATCTGGTACAGTCTGCCATGGAGTCTGGAGCTGTACGCACAGGGCGAGGCCCGGCTCTACCGGCAGGGCCAGACCCAGAGCGTCATCGTTCATCGGCTGATCGTCAAGGGCGGAGCCGACGAGTTGGTGGTCAAGGCGCTGAACAGCAAGGACCGCGACCAGAACCGGCTGATGCAAGCCGTCAAGACCCACATCCGCGAAGCCAAGAAAGGAGCCGACCAATGAGTGTCCGAGCATTCCGTAAGCTTTCCCGCGCCGAGCGCCGGGGTTTCATCCAGACCATCGAGGACCCCCTCACCCGCCGGGCCTTCGAGATCGTATTTCTCGGCCCCGGCAAGGTCAGTTGGACAAAGGCCGCGCTGCTCTACGGCGGCGGCATCTCCCCGGAAACCCTGCGCGTCTGGGTCTGGAAGGAGCTGCGCTGCAAGTAATTCATAACGTTTTGTCATCAAAACCCATGCTATGCTTTCCGGGAATACACACAGGAGGCAGGGCATGGGTTTTTCGAATGAGCGGATGCGGACGGGGCAGCTCGTCAATTGGTTTTTGCTGGACGGTTTGGAGCTGACCCCGGCGGGCAACCCCATCACCCGTCCGCAGGAGCTGCCCTTTGGGGTCGATCACCTGATCGGCTTCAACGAGCTACTGACCTGCAAGCACCCGGAGAATACCGGAGTGCATTTCTTCCTCGACGACTACCAGTTCGAGCGCTTCTGGCGGCAGCCGGAGCGGTATGTGGCAGCGCTGGCGCGGTTCCCGCTGGTCATCGGGCCGGACTTTTCCCTGTACACCGACTTCCCCGCCCCAATCCAGCACTGGAACCATTACCGGAACCAACTGCTGACCGCATGGCTCCAGCAGCATGGGGTCTGCACCATCCCGGCGGCGAGCTGGTCGGATGAGGAGAGCTTCCGCTGGTGCTTCGACGGCATCGCCAAGGGCGGCGCAGTGGCCGTGAGCACCGTGGGGTGCCTTGTCCACAAGGACGCCCTCCGCGGGCTGCTGCGGGGCATGGAAGAACTGATCCGGCAGACCGATCCCACCGAGCTTCTGGTCTACGGCAAAACGCCGCCGGAAATGGCGGCTCTGCTTCGGGTCAAGGGCATTCCGTGGCAGACGTTTCAGCATAGCATAGCGGCCCGTGTAAGGCCGGGAGAGGAGGCGCTGTAATGGGCGGAAGAGGCAGCAGCATGAAAGGTTCCCAAGGCGTCGGAGGCGGCGCAGGAGCGCCCGCAGCAGCCGCACAGGCGATGCCCGTAATTCAAGCAGCACCCGCCCCACAGGCAGGGCCTCCGACCGGAGCCAACGGGTTCGCCCATTTACCCCCGCAGCAGGTCGCGGCCCTCGAAAAGGCAGCGCAGCAGCAGATGATCCGGGATCCCAAGCTGGCGGCGGGTGTGGCGGACTACATCGACCCCACTCAGCAAGCCAACGGCAAGGCCCTGAGCCAGAACGCCAACTGGGCTATGGCCACCGGATACCGCAAGCTGACCCGCCGGGAACAGGCCATGGTGGACGCCGTGGACAAGCTGGCAAAGCCCATCGGGCAGGAGACCACCCTCTACCGCGCCGACCATGACGACTTTTTGCAGCGGCTGCAAGTCAGCAACTACAGCCGGATGAGCGACACCCAACTGCGCAAGGCGCTGGTGGGCAAGACATGGACCAACGACTGCTTGGAATCCACGGCCTATGACAGCCGGGACAACCCCTTCTGGCCGCAGCCGGGCGGAAACCGCCGGGCGGGCAAGAACGGGCAGGGCGGCTCGGTCTCCGGCAACCGCGAGGTGCTGATCCGCTACCACACGGCCAAGAGCACCCGCGCTGCCTTTCTGCAGCCCAGCCAGTCCGAAGCCGTTCTGGCGGTGGGCACCCACCACAAAATCACCGGTGTCCGGTCTACCCGCACCGGGCCATCGTACACCTACGGCTCCGGCAAAAAGGTCATTGAGCTGGAAATCGAAGTGTGGTAAAATCATGTTGGAGGTATCTCACTATGGCGAAAATTTCCGCGCAGAAGTTGAAAGAAATCGAGGCCGCAGAGCAGAAGTTCCGGCCCCTCGACACCCCGAAAACGAGCCGACCCTTCCCCAATCTGGGCATGGAGAAGCCCGCAGCCAAGAAGAAAACCACCAAGGCAAAACCCAAGAAAAAGTAACTCGTAACGTTTTGCCCCTGTGCCCCGTGGTACCCTTGACCGAGAAATTCACGGCCAAGGGAGGGATCACATGGGCGGCAGAGGCGGAAGTATGGGTGGCAGCCATGGCATGAGCGGAGGCGGCGGTGCGGCAAAAGCAGCGGCACCCAAAGCCCCCGCTCAGACCCGCGAGCAGAAGCTGCTGGCCCAGATCAAGGGCAACCCGGCGGCGATTCTGAAAATGAGCGATCAGGATGCAGCAGCTACCGTGACGGCTATTGCCAAGCAGCGCATCCGAACTGATGGCACCCAAAACAACACGTTCATCCAGCGCTATCTGAACGCCGTAGGCTTCAGTGACAGCAAGCCCCAGCTTCTGAGCGACAGTGCATATGAGAAAGCACGCATGAAGGCGAAAGAAGCCTCCATGTACCATGCGGACAAGAATTTCGGGGGCAAGACGGGCGATCACTACAATAAGCAGCTCCAGTCGGGAGATACCATGTTCGCCTCCAACGGCTACTATGGCGGAGGCACCTATTGGGCATGGGACTCGGCTTCGGCGTCTAGCGGCTACGGGCGGTATCAGTGCAAGGGCTTTCTGAACTCCAAAGCACGGGTGGTAACAACGGATCAACTGGCTAAGATGGGGCGCGCCTTTAGCGCTCGACATCCGAAGACCTATGCCGCGCTGGTTAAGGCACGCGCGGGGTATGGTGGCACGGATGAGACGCTCTATTCATTTTTGGCGGCCTCACACGGATATAACGTTATCCAGAGGGGCTCACGCAAAACGGTAGGCACCTACATGGTCACCTTGGATCGCAGCGCTCTGACGATGTCTACCAAAACGATTAAAAACGCCCAACAGGGCATGACGAACTGGTAAGGAGGAAACCCCATGGCAATTTCCAAAGATACGGAAAAGCTGATTTCGCAGGTCGAAAAGGGCGAAGGCGCGAAGTATGGCAGAGACGCCCGCAAGTTCGCGGTGGATAGTTGGAAGATTCACACCGGCGAATGGCCCAAGCCCTCCGGCTGGAAGGATCCCTATGCCAAGCTGGACAAGGCCAAGGCGGCCAAGGCAAAGGCCAAGAAGTAACTCATAACGTTTTCCCCACAGGCTCTCTGGTACAATTGCCAGAGAGCCTATTTTATTGCCCGGAGGGATTGCATGGAGAGCGTGAGACACCAAATCGAGTACAAACGGCTGGAAGACATCCGCCCCTATGACAACAACCCCCGGCGCAATGATGAAGCGGCAAAGGCCGTGGCCAATAGCATCCGGGAGTTCGGCTTCCAGTCCCCCATCATCGTGGACAAGGACGGCGTCATCATTGCCGGGCACACCCGGTACAAGGCCGCCCGGAGGCTGAAGATGCAGGAAGTGCCGGTGATCGTGGCCGCGGAGCTGGACCCCGAAAAGGTCAAAGCCCTGCGTATTGCGGACAATTCCACCGGCGAAGTGGCCGAGTGGGACCTGCAGCTTCTGGTGCAGGAGCTGACCGGCATCCAGTACGACATGGCCGACTTCGGCCTGAATCTCCAGATCAGGGTCGACGAGGAGGTCAAGGAGGACAACTTCACCGCAGAGCCCCCGGAGCAGCCCATCACCCAGCGGGGAGACATCTGGCTGCTGGGCGGCCACCGGGTCATGTGCGGCGACAGCACCAGCCCGCGGGACGTGGAGCGGCTGATGGACGGCAAGCTGGCCGACCTGCTCCTCACCGACCCGCCCTACAACGTCAACTACGAGGGCGCGAACGGCAAGAAGATCGAGAACGACAACATGGCAGAAAGCCAGTTCCGGCAGTTCCTGCTTCAGGCATACAGCCGGGCCTTCGACGCTTGCCGCACTGGGGCCAGCGCGTACATCTTCCACGCAGACACGGAGGGTGAGGCCTTCCGGGCCATGTTCCGGGAGGCGGGCTGGGGTTTGCACGGGTGTCTGGTCTGGGTCAAGAACAGTCTTGTTCTCGGCCACAGCGACTACCAATGGCAGCACGAGCCCTGCCTGTACGGCTGGAAGCCCGGCGCAAACCACTACTTCGTCAATGACCGCAGCCAGACCACTGTCATCGACGACGCAAAGCCGGACGATCTGCGGCACATGAAGAAGGATCAGCTGCTGGACTGGGCCATCAAGGCGCAGGAACTGCTGACCCAGAAGCCCAGCAGCGTCATCCGCTGCGATAAGCCGCCCCGCAATGCGGAGCACCCCACCATGAAACCGGTGGTGCTCTGCGGCAAGCTCATCAAGAACAGCTCCCTCCCCGGCCAGCTCGTGCTGGATCTGTTCGGCGGAAGCGGTTCCACGCTGATCGCTTGCGAGCAGCTCAGCCGGGTCAGCTACACCATGGAGTATGACCCGAAGTACGTGGACGTCATCGTCAAGCGCTGGGAGGACTTCACCGGCGAGAAGGCCGTCCGTCTGAAATAACCATTTCCCACCGGGGCGGTTTTCGCTACTCCTTTCCCGCCCCGGTTTCTCTTAGCCAAAACGGCGCACACGCGGGCCAACCTCCTCCCGCAAGGCCCAGCTTCTCTGCGGCCAGTGTGCGCCGTTTTTCTGTTGGAGGTGAACCCTTGGCACGCGAATCTCAAATCAGCAAATGGAACAGCCCCAGCGGGCTGCTGCGCTTGCAGCGGCTGGCCATGCACGGCCTGACACAGGCCGAAATCTGCGAGCAGATCGGGGTGCCGCCGCGCACCTTCCGCCGCTGGTGCACTCAAGACCCCCGCATCGGTCAGGCCGTCAGCGTGGGGGCAGAAGCCGCCCTCGCCAGCGTGGAGAATGCCCTGTTCAAGAAGGCCCAGAGCGGCGACCTCGGTGCCATGTGTTTTTACCTGAAAAACCGTGACCCGGAGCATTGGAGCGAGCACCCGGAGCTGCGCGGCTACGACGGAAAGGTGGTGTTTGTGGATGACATTCCGAAGACGGCAGCCCCCAAATCTGCTGAAACAGCAGTTGAAGCTGAGCAGCCTGATCATCCCTGAATATTACGCGGCCCATACGGCCATCTGGTCCGGCGAGTACAACGAGTATCTGGGCGACGGAGGGCGCGGAAGCCTGAAATCCACCTTTGCCGCCACCGAGCACATCCTGCTCATCATGCGGGTGCCCAACATCCACGGAATCGTTCTGCGCAAGGTGGGCAACACCATCGCTACTTCGGTCTGGCCGGAGTACAACCGCGTCATCGACCGGATGGGCATCCGGCACCTGTGGAAGCAGCAGAAGCGACCCTATACCCTGACCTATCTTCCCACCGGGCAGACCATCCAGTTCTACGGTCTGGACGACCCCGGCAAGCTGAAATCCATTGCGGTGCCCTTCGGTTACTTCGGCGTCATGCACTTCGAAGAGTTCGACCAGTACGATGGCCCGGAGGAAATCCGAAACGTGGAGCAATCCGTCTTCCGCGGCGGCCCGTTCAGCTTTTCCTTCAAGACCTTCAACTCCCCGGCCATGGCCCGGCATTGGGTCAACCGGTACAAACGGGAGCCGAAGCCCCGGCAGTTCCGACACCACACCACCTACCTGACTACCCCCGCCGAATGGCTTGGCCCCCGCTTCTTCGACGACGCCGAGGCACTCAAGCAGCGGGACCCGGTGGCCTACGCCCACGAATACATGGGCGAGGTTGTGGGCTGCGGGCAGCAGGTATTCGACAATCTGGAGCTACGGCCCATCTCCCGCGAGGAGATCGCCGGGTTCGACCGCCGGTATTACGGCCTCGACTTCGGCTGGTATCCTGACCCGAACCATTTTGGCGGGATGTCCTACGACCACGCGCGGCAGACCCTCTACATTTTCGAGGAGCACCGGGCCCAGAAGGAGACCGACGCCCAACTGGCCGAGGCACTGCACAAGCACCTGCACGAGGAGATCATCGGCGACAGCGCCGCCAATCGTTCCATCGCTACACTGCGGGATCTGGGCTTTTCCCGACTGCGGGGCTGCCGGAAGTACGCAGCCCACGGCGGTACTTCCGTCACCGACGGCATGAAGTGGCTGCAAAGCCGCCGCAAGATCGTCATTGACCCGGTGCGCTGCCCGTGGACGGCCCGCGAGTTTTCCGAATACGAATACGCCATCGACAAGAAGACCGGCGAAGTGCTGCCCGGCTACGTTGACGCCGCCAACCACAGCATCGACATGACCCGCTACGCCATGGAGGATGTCTGGCAAAAGAGAGGTGCACAGAACGCATGATAAACCACGCCGACATTGAGAACATCATCGGCTGCAAGACCCTCGTGACCGACCGGATGCAGCACGCCATCGAGGGCTGGTACGACGCCGCCATCGATGGGCTGCCGCTGGACCAGAACCCGGAGACCCTGTCGCTGGACCTGCCCGCCCTGATCTGCGCCGAGCTGGCCCGGCTGACCACGCTGGAGCTGGAAGTCACGGTGGTGGGCAGCCCCAGAGCCGACTGGATCAGCGCCCATCTGCAGCGGATCCTCTCGCCCCGCAGACGTCGGATCTTCACCGTGGCGCTGGCCCTTGGCAGCGGCGTCTGGAAGCCCTATCAGAGCGGCACCAAGCTGGGCGTCTCCTTCTGCAATGCCGCCCACTATTTCCCTGTTGCCCATGACGCCGAGGGCAGCCTGACCGAGAGCGTGTTCGTGGACACCATTCAGGACAACGACAACTACTATCACCGGCTGGAATGGATGCACGTTCTGGAGCGCCGTCAGGATCTGCGGGAGGAAGAGCTGGCCCAATTGGAGGATTCCGACCTTGACCCGCCTACGCAGTTCCCCTGCATCAAGGTGGTCAATCTGGCCTTCCGCAGCTCCACGCAGGACGCACTGGGCAGCCCGGAAGACCTGAGCATCCGCCCGGAGTGGGACGAGATCGAGCCGATTGCTTACCTGACCGGCCTCGAAAAGCTCCCGGTGGGCTATTTCGTGACCCCCATCGTCAACAGCATCGACCCGGACAGCGAGCTGGGTGCCGCCATGTTTGAACCCGCCCGCAAACAGATCATCGACGCCGACGAGCAGTACACCCGGCTGGACTGGGAGTATGAGGGCGGCGAGCTGGCCGTGGACACCGACGAGAAGTTCCTCAAGCCCAGCGCCGCCGGGCAGCAAATGTCCAAGGCTCAGGCGCTCCGGGAGTACGGCGTGCCCCCGGAGGCCATCGACGGCACCGCCCCGCGCCACCGGGAGCGGCTATTCCACGGCATCAACGTCAACACCGGCATCACCGACAGCACGCCCTTCTATCAGGTGTTCGCCCCGGCCCTCCGGGATGGCAGCTATCTGGCCGGGTTGAACCATTATCTGCGCAATGTGGAGAGCCATGCCGGGCTGAGCTTCGGCGTGCTCTCTCAGGTGGCCGATGTGGAGAAAACCGCCACTGAGATCGTCAGCAGCAAGCAGAAGCTCTATGCCACCGTGTCCGACCTTCAGGCAGCGCTGGAAGAGGCCCTGCGGGGCCTCATCGACGCGCTGGACTACTGGGCCGACCACACCAAGGGTGCCCCCGGAAAGGGCACGCTGAACACCGCCTTCAAGTGGGATGACAGCATCATCCTCGACCGGCTGACCGAGATGTCCCAGTGGCAGCAGGAAGTCAGCATGGGGCTGCGCGGCAGGATTGAGTACCGGATGCACTTCTTCGGCGAGGATGAAAAGACTGCCACGCTGGCCGTGCAGCGCATCCAGCAGGAGGCCATGTCCACCGACGTTCTGAAAGGGGTGCTCGACAATGGCGACGGCTAACACAGGGAGGGAAACCTCATGCTGACCCCGGACGAAGTCAACGGCTATGCCGGTCTCATGGCGGCCCCATGGGATGAGCTGAGCGACCGCATCCTCCGGGATATGGTGCGCCGGATCGTCAAGGCGGGTGGCATCACTACCACCGCCCAGTGGCAGAGCTACCGGGCCGAGGCCCTCGGTGCCAGCCGGGCGTATCTTCTCCGGCAGATGAACCAGATCGTGCAGCAGCTAGGCCCGCAGGAAGCCACTGTGTTTGCGCAAGCCATGAAACAGGCATACGGCATCGACCTCCGCGACGCTGCAGCAGCGGGCCGCACCCTGACCCCGCTGGGCGAAAGCGAGGAGGCGCAGCAGATCCTCCAGAGCGGCTACCGGCGCACCATGAACACCCTGTACAACCTGACCCGGACCCGCGCCGTGATGGGCAACCAGAACCTGTTGGAGACGACCCAGCGGCAGCTCGCCTATCATATGGACATGGCCCACGCCGACGCCCTCAGCGGAGCGTTCAGCTCGGACGATTCCGCCCGGCGGGCCCTGAATGAGCTGGCAGCCAAGGGTGTGGGAGCCATCACCTATCCCAGCGGCCACGTGGACACGCTGGACGTGGTGGTTCTTCGGGCCACCCGCACCGGCATCAACCAGACCGCCGGGGAGATCACCCGCCACAACGCAGATGTTCTGGACTGCGACCTCATGGAGCTGGACGCCCATGTAGGAGCACGCACCGGCGACGGCGGGCAGAACCTGACCAACCACAGTTGGTGGCAAGGGCAGCTCGTCAGCCGGAGCGGGCGGCACGGCTACCTCTCGCTGGACGACATCGGCTACGGCGACGTCCGGGGCTTCATGGGGGCCAACTGTGCTCACAACTGGTCGATGTACTGGGAAGGGGCCAGCAAACGCAGCTACACCCCCGAACGGCTGGCTGCCATCAATGCTGCTACCGTCTCCTACAATGGCAAGGACATCAGCCGATACAAGGCCACCCAGATGCAGCGCAGTTATGAGCGCAAAATCCGGGCCGAAAAGCGGGCGTTTCTGGTCGCGAAGGAAAGCGGCCAGAAGGACGCAGAAAAGGCCGCAGCGGGCAAGCTGGCGGCCTCTCGTGAGCAGTTGAAGGATTTCCTCGGCCAGACGGGGCTGCACCAGTACCAGCTGCGAGAGAGCGTGCCCGGCTTCGGTCGCAGCGAAGCGGCCAGCGCTGCCGCACAAGCGAAGAAATGAGCGCGGCTGGACTTCCCTGCCGCGCTGTGATATAATGCAGCCAAAAAGGGAGGTCGTAGCTATGAAACTTCAGAAGAAAATCGGGGCCGGGCTGCTCGCCCTTGCCCTCGTTCTTTCCCTCGGCGCGTGCTCCGGCAGCGCCGACAGCAGCACCGCCAGTAACGCGGCATCCAGCACCCCGGAAAGCATCGCAGCCGAGAGTGCCAGCACTGCACCGGAAGCAGAAAGCAGCGCCGCATCCTCGCCGCTCGACGGGATCAAGTTCCGGGCCGATAAGGTCCGCAACGATACCACCGGCAACTGGCGCATTTCCTGCATCGCCGAAAACATCGACATGAGCGAGCACGCGCTGGACTACTACAAGCAGTACTTCACCGATGACAGCGAAATTCACTTCATCGTCAATTTCAACTACAACACAACCACCAAGATCATGAGCATGGGCGACCAACTGGACGTGACCGTTCAGGACTACGTCTCGAAGGAGGAGCACGACGCTAAGGTCTTGGGCAGCGGCGAAGTTCTGGCCGAATATTTTGTGGATAAAGATACCGGCGAAATCGAGAAGGTCCGCTGAGAAATAAGCAGCAGAAAAGCCGTGGAGAAATGCACCTCCACGGCTTTTCCATTGGCAGTAATTCACTTGAAGTGCTCCAGCAGTTCATCCACAAAAGCCTTCGCCGCCGGGGTCAGTGGGCGGGTGCACCACCCCCGGTCGTAATAGGCCACTTCCTGCCAGCACCGAACCTCACCGGGAGGCAGCTCAGCGATCCAGAGCTTCGAGACCCGCCCGCCATTGATGCCGCACGCGCTGCCTTCGGGGTAGACTTTGGCCTCCCACCGGAACAGGTGCCCGCTCCGCTCAGCCTGACCCTCGTGCCAGAACCGACCGCCCATCTCCGCACGGAATCCGCGCATCACTGATCGCCTCCCTCATAGTCCACCACATAGCCGTTGTACACGAAGTTCTCCGCCGCCATGGCAGCGTCGAGGACCCGGTTTGCATACTCGGCGGCTTCCGCCGGGCTCTTGGTTCCGAGGGACGCCCACTGGACACCCATCTTCACCGGAGTGCCCTGCCGGGCGAAGTTGCAGTTGTGGATCTGGATGCCGTCCTCTGCGGAGAACTGTGCCTGAAGCGCGTCCAGCGCCTCACCGTAGACCTTCCAGTTGACTTTCTTCATGATCACCATTCTCCTCTCGCAGCAGCGTGAGCAATTGCCCGCTCTTCGTTCTCCCGATCCAGCGCCTGTGCAAAAGCGTCCAGCGCGCTGGCCCTCGTGATCGGACCGAACTCCTTCACGAAGTAGGCGAAGGTGCGCTCGTCCCAGCACTCGACGTAGCCATCGCCGCCCTTACCGTAGTTCTCGTGGGCCAACTTCATGAACTGGTTGAAGGTCAGCGCCGGAGGGTTCGGCTCGGTGTCCAGAGGAACGACCCGTGCACAGGGATGCCCACGGCGAATGACCTGCGTCAGTTCGGCGTCAGCCGCTGCCCGCTCAGCCCGGCAGCCGTAGACCTTCAGGGTGCCGTCGTCCTTCTCTTCGAGGATCGCCCAGTTGTAGGCGTGTGTCTTGCTGGTGCGCACCAGCTGGCCTTTGTAATAGAATTTCATAGTTCAGTCCTCCTTGTTCGTGTACTCATCGGTGTCCCGGCTGGATTCGCCCATCAGAAACACCCGGTGCTTGCCCTCGGCATCCCGTACCCAGTCGCCGCCCAGAGCGGTGAGGGTGAAGATCCTCCCTTGGTACTGCCCCTCGGCGCACAGCCGGGTCGGCTCCGGCAGGTCCTCCCGGTGCATGATGCACCACTGAGAATCCATACTGAACGCCAGCGTGCCCAGATGACCGCGCAATTCTTTCGTCTTCATCGTTCAGCCCTCCTTGACCAGCTGCAGCATCTTAAACACACGGTCCCACTGCTCCTGCGAAAGGGTACCGCCATTGTTCACCACTGCTTCGGCCGCGTTGATTTCCAGCCGCATCTCGGTCTTGCTCATCTCGTTCAGATTTGCCATTTTTCGTTCTCCTCCGTTATTTTTATCCCAGAACCCTTCCGGTGGCTGTATGTTACCTCTGCGCATGAACAAAGTCAAGTTGTTTTTGATTTATTTCTAAACTTCTTTTTAGTGTTGACTTTTGCCCGCGGACGTCATATCCTTGTGCCAGAAAGGAGCAGATGCAAATGGATACCTCAAGCCGTGTCAAAGCCCTGTTGGAGCTGACCGGGAAGAACCAGACCGACCTTGCTGCGGCCTTTGGGATGACAACCCCACAGGCAATGAACAACAAGATGCGCCGGGACAGTTGGTCGGCAAAAGACCTCGCCAAGACCGCTGCCCTTTGTGGTGCAAAGCTGGCGTTCCTCCTGCCGGATGGCTCCCAGCTCATCCTCACACCGGACAAAGATTGACCGCTACACCACAAAACCCGCCCCTGAGAGGACAAGCCTCCCGGAGGCGGGCTTTCTGTTTGCATCATTTCTCCCGGCGCTTGCAGCAAAAGTCCGTATACAAACCAACGTTTTCTTTGTATGCACGAAAAAGTGAAGTTTCATGCGGGTTTTCGGGGCAAAACATACAGAACATACTAAAACTCTTATCCTGACCCTAAATAGAAGAAAAGAAGAGTATACGCGCGTGAGAATAGCCTTATATTCTTCCCGTGAGGGATTTATAGGATTCCGGTATGTTCTGTATGTTTGGTAGTCAGGCCAAGTCGTAACGTTTTGCCGCGGCTCCCCGTGGTACGATAACACACAGAATTCACCGTGCACCCGGTGTCAGAGAGGTGCAGAGGGCACCGCGACCGGCAGCGCGAAACATCTGCTGTATGCCCTCCGGGAGGTAACACCATGAGACGTGAGGATTTGAGAGCCATCGAGGGCCTGACCGAAGAGCAGATCAACGAGATCATGCGTCTGCACGGGCAGGATGCCGCCACCTATCAGGCAAACTTGCAGAGCTTACAGGCCCAGTTGACCACCGCCCAGCAGGGGCTGGCGGCGTTTGACGGCGTGGACATCAACGAGCTGCACGGTCAGATCACCAACCTAACCAACCAACTGGCCGCACAGGCCGCAGAATACGCTTTCAACGACGTGCTGCGCAACGCGGCACGGGAGGCGGGCGCTCTGGATGAAGCGGATGTGATCACTCTGCTGCCGGACCGAGCTACACTGCGTGACAGTAAGAATCAGGCCGAAGACGTGAAGCAAGCCTTCGCTGACCTCAAAGCCCACAAGCCCTATCTGTTCCAGAGTTCCCCCGCTCCGGCAGACGACGGCACCAACCCGCAGCCGGGTCCGGAAGAGCCGCAGGGCAGCCCCATCGTCATCCCGAAGCCCCGCAATCAGGGCGGCAATGCGCAGCCGACCCTTGCAGAGTTTCTCAAGATGACCGGTGCCGAGCGCATGGCCCTGCGCACCCGTAATCCCGCACTTTTCCAGCAGCTCTCGGCACAGATCCGGGCTGCGCGACACTAACGAGGTAACGATCTATGCCTATTACCGGCACTTTCGGCGGCTTCCCGTTTGACCCCGAAGTCTATCAGGGCTTCGTCGATCAGGAGGCCACCTTCTCCGATTCCATCCTCGCCTCCGGCATTCTGGCCAACGATCAGAGTCTGGCCACCGCGCTGGACAACGGCGGCGTGATGGGCACCATTCGTTTCTATAATCCGCTGGACCCTGACAAGGACGCTCCGCTGGTTCGCGACGGCACCACTGACAACGTGCCCACCGAGATCTCCGGCGGCAAGCAGTCGTGGATTCGTATCGACCGCATGAAGGCGTGGAAGGCCACCGAGCTGACCCGTGAACTGACCGCAGCCGACCCCATGGCCGCCGTGGCTCGCAACACCGGCCGCTACTGGCGGATGTACAAGCAGGGCCTTCTGGTCAAGCTGGTCAACGCCGCCCTGAACGCCACCGGTCTGGAAAGCCATACCCTGACCGTCAAGAGCGGCGGCGTGACCACCAATCAGTTGATCGACGTGCAGCAGTCCGCGCTGGGCGATTTCTCCGGCAAGTTTGGTCTGCTGGTGGTCCACTCCAAGATCATGGCCGAGTACAAGAAGATGGGCTTGCTGAACTACAACAAGTACACCATCACCAACGTGCTGGAGAAGGAAGTCAGCCTTCCCACCATCAACGGTCTGGTCGTCATCGAGAACGACCGCGGCACCGACGACGGCGCCAACTACAACACCTTCCTGCTGGGTCAGGGCTCCGTCCTGACCGCAGACCCGAAGGTGATCACCCCGGACTACACCGAGTACAACGCCTCCAAGGCGGGCGGCACCGACATCCTGTACAACAACCGCTCCTTCATCCTGCACCCGAACGGCCTGTCCTTCGATGCGGACAGCATCGCCAAGGAGACCCCCACGGATGCAGAGTTCACCGACAATGCCAAGTGGAAGCTGAAGTTCGAGCACAAGAACGTCCGCATGGGCAAGATCAGCATCCCCAAGGCAAACTTCGCCGAGGAGTAATTCCATGGATAGCTGGCTGACCTATGACGCATTTCAGGCACAGTATCTCGATTCCGCCCTGACTGAAGCCCAGTTCACACCTCTGGCGGTGGATGCAGCGCTGTTCATCGAGGCTTCGACCCGCTGGTGCGCCGCACTGGCCGAGGAGCCGGAGCAGGTGGAGATTCTGGCCCTGTGTCAAGCCCGGCTGGTGCACCTCGCCGAAGAGGTCAACGCCAGTTGGGACGGCGTGACCAGTGTGAACAACCACGGCTACTCGGAGAGCTACGCCTCCGGGATGGACCTGCAAGCCTATCTCGGCCAGCGGCAGCAGCAGATCGTGGCCCAGACCCTCTCCGCCCCGGCGACCCGCTGGATGATCTACGCGGGCGGGGTCTACCACCCGCCCCGCAGACGCTGAGAGGAGGAAAGCCCCATGCGCGTGCCCTTAGACGCACATCAGACCGTTACTCTTACCCACATTGTCCGCAAGGGTACGGTGAGTGACAGCTACACAGTCCTGCTCTCCGGCGTAAGCTGTCATGAGACAAACGGCGTGCTGGCAGACGGCGGCGGCTTTTCCCATTCCGGCAACTCCACGTCGTTCTGCATTTTCCCGATGCACACCACGGCTGCCTTCTCCGGGACCCCTGAACAGGCCTCGATTGCGGGCAGCACCTATCTTGCACCGGCAGCGTTCAAGGCCGCAGACCCCGCGCTCCGGGGCTGCCGGTGGACGCTGGCTCCGGAGGACAAAGTTCTCCTGCCCAGTGGCCGCACCGGCACCGTGGCCAGCGTGCAGGACAACCGGACCGGGCGCTGCCCGCACTGGTATGTGGAGGTGAGCGGATGAAGAATCCCCTGCTCCAAATCAACCAGCCCGCAGATGTCGATCTGGGCCGGAACGGCAGCCTGAACCTCGGCATCCGTTGGAAAACGGACTTTGCCGGGCGGTTCACGGAGGGCTTTGAGCGGCTCCAGAAGGAAGCCGACGGCGAGTTCGTCCGGATGGTCAAGCCCTATGTTCCCAAGCGCACCGGCGCACTGGTGGGCAGCACCGACGACCACACCGTTCTCGGCAGCGGGCAGATCATACAGGCAACACCCTATGCAGCCGCCCAGTACTACCGGCTGCCCCTCGGACAAGGCGTCCGGGAGGACGGACGCGGCCCCCACTGGGGCGAGCGCTGCGTGAATGACCACGGGCAGGAGTTCGTCTCCTTCGTCAAAGCCCGTGCACAGGTGGATTTGAAATGACCGAAACCAAGACCCCGGACATCCGGGCCATGCTGGACTGGCTGGCCGCTTGTCCCCTTGCCACCGCCCTGAATGACGGGGATGTGGCCTTTTCCATCGACTATCTGGGCGCAGAACCCTGCCAGTTTTCGCTGGAGGGCACCCCGACGGCCCCGATTTTAGAGCGATACATCCGCGGCAGCCTCCGGGCCAAGAATTACGTTCTGGCCTCCCGGATGGAGTACACCGCCGATACGGCCCAGCAAGCGGCCAACAGCTCCTTCTGGGACGACTTCGCCGAGTGGGTGGAAGAGCAGTCCGCTGCCCAGAACTTGCCCCATCTGGAGGGCGACAAACGGGCGGAAGCAGTCGTCTGCCTCTCCCCCGGCTACCTGCTGAATCAGGATGCCAACACCTGCCGCTTCCAGATCCAGCTACAACTGCAATACTACCAAGAAGGGAGATAACCCATGAAAATTTCGGAAGCCTTGGCCCAGATCAAGGCCAAAAAGGGTATCGAGCCCAGCGCCGACTACGTTGGCGTCGAGCGCGCGGATGACTTTATCTTCGCCATGCAGACCGACAGCGCCACCCAGACCAAGGTGAGCGACTGGACCGTGTTTGCGGAGCGCGTCAAGGAGCACTCCGGTGCCCTGAACGCCTCCACCGAAGACGCCCAGTACATCCGCGCCACCGTGACCGAGAAGGGCGAGACCCAGCGCACCTTCACCATCAACGGCAACCGCTACGTCGGCGACGCCGCACAGGATTTTCTTCTGAGCCACAAGGTCAAGTTCGGCTCCGGCCAGAGCGTCGTGTTCCCCTACGTCTACTTCAGCGTGAAGACCGGCAAGGGCGAGAAGGGTCTGGCAACCTTTATCGTCACCTCCGACGCCAGCGGCGCGGCGGGCAACGCGGCAGGTTTCGCCTGTGACGTGAAGGGCATCGGCACCCCGGAGGAGTTCGACTACCTGATCGAAACTCAGGCCGAAACGCAGCACACCAAGGCCGCCAAGGCCTGATAACAACACCACACAGCCCTCGTTCCCCGGCGGACGGGGGCTCTTTTTGTAGGAGGATACCGCATGATTATTCTGGATCAGGAATTCAACTTTTCTACCCTGAACGCCGCCGACGTAGACCGGATGCTGGCCGCAACGGAGAAGCAGAAGCAGCGTGCTGCGGCAGAAGGCGGCCGCTACACCCCGGAAGGCTCCGGTTACCCGGACTGGCTGCGCTTCCAGTGCCGCCTGTTCATGGATTACCTCGACGAGGTTCTGGGTGAGGGCGCATCGGCACGGCTCGGCTTGGACGGCAACAATTTCAACGACTGCATGAAGGTCAGTCAGGCGTTCGCCGAGGCAATGGCCGCCGAGAAGCAGGGCGTTGTTGATTTTGTGCGCCCCGATCTGACTCCCGCGCAGCCTACCGCAGCCCCCATCCCTGCCCCCATGAACCGGGAGCAGCGCCGCGCAGCAGCGAAAGCACACCCGGCGAAACTTGCCGCCTATCCGGCAGTCTCCGACTTCCAGAAGCGCGAAGCCGACAAGGCCGACCGCCGCAAGCGGTTGCTGGCCGAACTTGCGGAGCTGGATAATGACTGACCTGCTGACCGAGCCGTTGCCGACCGTGTGGGAGGGGCGGGCCATCGACCCGGACTTCCGGCACATGGTCCGGCTGCTGAACGGCATCCACCGGGCGGAATCCGATGAAGAGCGGGCCCAGCTTTACTGCGAAGCGATCCAGCACTTTTTTGTGGAGCCGGTTTCCCCGGAGGCGCTGCCGGAAGCGTTCAGTTCACTGGTACGGTTCTGCCAAGGCGGAGCCGATGAAGCGCCGCAGAAGCAAACCGAAGCCTCCTCCGGGGGTTCGTCCGAGCCTTTGTTCGACTACCACTGCGACGCCGCGTATTTTATCGGCTCCTTCCAGCAAGCCTACGGCATCGACCTGACGGTGGACAGGGTGCACTGGTGGCGGTTTCAAGCGTTACTGCGCTCCCTGCCCTGCGACACCGCGCTGGGCCGGATTCTGGACTTCCGCGGTGCCGATACCTCCGAGATGGACGAAGCACACCGGAAATACTACGAGGCGATGAAGGAACGGTACGCCCTGCCGCCGGATTTGAAGGGGGTGAAGCGTGTTGAGACCCTACAAGAACACGAGGCCGCTTTCATCGACCGCTTCGGTTGACCGTGCCCCCATCCCCTGCCCCTTCTGCGGCCGTTCCCTGCCCGTGTGGGCAGCCTCCGAAGCCCATGCCCATGGAGTATGGGTAAAATGCAAAAATCCCGCCTGTAAGCGGGAAATCGAGATCAAGTTATAACAGCCTGTGCCCTTGTGCCCGCGCTCCGAATGAGAGGTGGACACATTGGCAGATTACAGCATCACCGGCGATACCCGGCTGGACGCGAGCGGATTCAACAAGGGCCTGAGCGCTATGTCGGTGACGGCTGGCAATCTGATCTCCGGGCTGGTCAAGACCGGCACCAGCAAGCTGGCCGAGCTTTCCAAAGCCTCGGTTGGCGTCGGCATGAGCTTCCAGTCCTCCATGTCGCAGGTCGCCGCCACCATGGGCACCAGCGTGGACCAGATCCAGCTTCTGACCGACAAGGCCAAGGAGATGGGCAGCACCACTGCCTTCACAGCTACACAGGCAGCGGACGCTCTGAACTATCTGGCGCTGGCTGGATATGACGCTAACAAGGCGGCCGAGGTGCTGCCCAGCGTGCTGAATCTGGCCGCTGCGGGCGGCATGGATCTGGCCTATGCTTCTGACCTCGTCACCGATGCTATGGCCTCGCTGAACCTTGAGGCCACCAAGCAGAACGTGGATGAGTTCGGCAACAAGCTGGCCATGGCGGCCAGCAAGGCCAACGCCAACGTTGCCCAGCTCGGCGAAGCCATCCTGACGGTGGGCGGCACAGCGGCCAACCTCAAAGAGGGCACCACCGAGCTGACCACCGCCCTCGGTCTGCTGGCCAATGTCGGCATCAAGGGCGCGGAGGGCGGCACCCATCTGCGCAACATCATTCTGTCCTTACAGTCCCCCACCGATGATGCGACAAAGCTCATGCAGCAGCTGGGCTTGCAGGTCTACGACGCGCAGGGCAACATGCGCGGGCTGGATGATATCCTTACCGACCTCAATAGCACCATGGCCGGGATGACGCAGGGCCAGAAGGACAGCATTGTCAACCAGATCTTTAATAAGACCGACCTCGCCGCTGTCAACGGCCTTCTGGCCGCACAGGGCGAGCAGTGGGAGGCGCTGGCGGCACAGATCGGCGCAGCGGGCGAAGCTTCCGGCGATTCCGGTGCTATGGCCCAGATGGCGCAGACCCAGTTGGACAACCTCCAAGGTGCCGTCACCATCATGCAGTCGGCACTGGAAGGTTTGCAGCTCGGCCTCTACGATTATCTGGAACCCGGCCTGACCGAAGCTGCCAAATGGGGTGCAGAGTGCTTTTCCACCCTGACCTCTGCCCTGACCGACGGCGGCCCCGAAGCCATGCTTCAGGCAGCGGGGGAGATCATCGCCGAGCTGGCTGCTTCTATCTCCGCGCAATTGCCCGGTCTGGCTGGATCGGCGGTCGAGATCATCGCGCAGCTCTCACAGGACCTGACCGCCGCCATGCCCTCCATTCTGGACACCGGCGCGCAGGTGCTGTCTGCGCTGATCACGGGCATCACCGCCAACCTCCCCCAGCTCCTGACCAGCGCCACCGAGATCGTCTGCTCACTGGTGGATTACATCGGCCAGCACGCCGACGAGATCATCGACGCCGGTGTGCAGTGCTGCAAGGCACTGGTGATCGGCATCACCGAGAACCTGCCCCAGCTTATCACGTCGGCGGCTATGCTGATTGCCAACCTCGCCGCCGCCCTGATCTCCCATCTGCCCGACATTCTCGAATGCGGCGCGGCCCTGCTGACCACTCTGGTGGACGGCATCCTCCGCAGCATCGAGAATCTGGGCGAGGCAGCCCTTGCTTGCATCGGCAAGCTGCTGGGCGTCTGGGATGGCACCATGGACGAGTGGGGCCACATCGGCGAAAACATCGTTCAGGGTCTGCTGAACGGCATCACCGGGATGTGGGACAGCTTGGTATCCTCGGTCAAGGGCAAGGTCTCTGGCATGGTAGACACCGTCAAGGGCGTTCTGGGCATCCACTCGCCCTCCAAGGTCTTCTCGGAGATCGGCGTGCAGACCTGCGCCGGTCTGGCACAGGGCCTGACGCTGGGCAACATCAAGGTCAAAGAGGCAGCCAAGACCGTCGTCGCCTCTGTTACCGAGACAGCTACACAGATAAACGGTGCAGTCACGTCTGTTACGGAGACTGTCACCGAGCAGATGGCCAACGGCACCCAGCAGCAAAAGCAGACCGTGACCGAAACTTCCCGCCAGATGGTGAACGGCGTGCTGTCGGACGTGAAGACCATCACCACCACGGCGGCAGACGGCAGCCAGAAGGTGCAGCAGAGCATCGAGGCGGTGCGGGATGTGGTCTCCACCACGAAGGACACCCAGACCCAGCTCATCGACGGGGCGAAGGTCACGGTGGAAAAGACCACCGAGCTGCTGGCTGACGGCAGCGAGCGGATCAGCACCGTGACCACCCGGACGGGCAAGGAGATCATCGACGGAGTGGAGCGCACGGTGAAGACCGTGACCACCAAGACCGCCGACGGCGTGGAGTCCACCATCCGCACCATCGAGGACGCCGGACCCCAGTACGCCAGCGCGGGCGAGCTGCTGACCACCCAGTTCCGGTCGAAGCTCGAAGACGGCTGGGCGCAGATCCAGTCCGACATCCAGACCGACGCCCTCGGTGCCATCAAGACGCTGGCCAACGCCATCAAGAACGGCGACATCGAGCAGCTGGGCCTCTGGGCGGCGGAATATTTCTGGAACGCTTGCAGTTCCGAACAGAAAAAGCAGATCAACGACCTCGCACTAGGGGCGCTGAATAAGCTCTCCTCGGCGCTGGGCGGCGTCGGCTCCAACCTCGCCAGCTTGGCCGCGTCGCTGGTGGCGAAGTTCATCCCCGCCGCGGCCTCGGCCACCGCCGGGCAGACCGCCCTGAACGTGGCCATGGACGCCAACCCCATCCTGCTGGTCATCTCCCTCATCGGGATGCTGGTGGGTGCGCTGGTCTCCTTTGCGGGCACCAACAAATCTGTCGGCGAGGGCTTCAAGAAGGTCTGGTACGGCGTCGAGGATGTCGCCTCGTTCATTTTCGAAAGCATTCTGCGGGTCATCGGCCTCAACGTACAGGGCTTCGTCTCGGCGGTCAACGCCATGATCGACACCTACAACTGGGCCGCCAGCAAGCTGCACCTGTCCACCATCAGCCGGGTGAGCAACCCGCTCTGGAAAGCAGCGGACAAACTCGCAGACCAGCGCCGGAAGCGGCAAGCCGAGCGGAAATTGCAGGACGAGGACGCCGCCACCGATTCCGGCTCCAAAAAGGTCATCGAATCCCTGACCGATACCCGCAAGGAGACCCGGCAGGACGGCACCACCGTCACCACCAAGACCCTGACAGAGAAGCTCCAAGACGATGCGGGCCGCATCACCACGCAGGTGACCAAGACCATCACCGAGGCGGGCAAGCGGCTGGTGGACGGCGTGGAGCGCTCCTACAAGACCATCACCACCTATGTGGACGGCGTGAAGCAGAAGACCGAAACAATTCTTGACGACCTCGACAAGAGCAGCTCGTCGGGCGCTTCGTCTGAACCTTCCACTCCGGCTCCCGACAACACCGGTGCCATCGAGGACAACACCGCCGCCATCCTCGCGGCAAACGAGAGGTTGGCCGAGATGGTGCGTCAGGCGGACAGCCTTGTGCTGTCGGACAACATGGCCGTCACCCGCAGCGTGGCCGCTTCCGGCACGGCGCAGGTGGCCGCTGCCGCCAGCAGCTACCACCGCGAGGGCGATACCACCATCATCCAGAACATCCACTCGAAGGCCCAGACGGCGGCAGACCTCCAGCGGGAAGCACGCTGGGAAGCCGACCGGGCCAAGGCCCAGAAACGATGAAAGGAGGGCTCCACAATGCCATTCAGAAAAGACCATTTGCAGCTGGTCACGGATGCCGGGGCCACTCTCGACATCGGGTGGGACTACGGCACGCCCTACTCCCTCGACCCCATCAACGGTGTGGATGTAAATCTGCAAAAGGCGCAGGGAGTGAACCAGATCGGTGAAACGGTGGAGCGCCAGAGCGTGGCCGGGGTGAGCCGTGAACTCATCATCCACTGCCACAGCCCCCACGGCGACGCGGATGCTGCCCTGCTTCTCGGTCGCCTCCCCTACTTTACCAGCGGCACAATGTATTTTGAGGACAAGTATTTCTGCCGGTTTGTGCTTTCCAAGACCCCCTACACAAAGAACATCCACCCCTACCCGGTGCTGGATTTCATGCTCTTCTGTCCGAAACCCTTCTGGTACAGCTTGCAGGCTCAGAGCTTTTGTATCAACGGCTTTGTGCCCAGCTTCAGGCTGCCGGTGAATTACTCCAAGCCCCACCGGTTCGGCGTGCGCACTTCAATCGGCTGGCTGAATGCCTATAACCCGGGGGCGCTGAGCGTGCCCTTTACGGCCACCCTCAAGAGCGACGGCGCTGTGGTCAACCCCACCGTGCTGAACATCGTCACCGGCCAGAGCATCCGCATCCTGACCACCCTGACCCCCGGGCAGGTCATCGAGATCTACCGCACCACCACCGACAAGCTGGCGGTCAAGCGGACAGAGGACGGCACGGAAGAGAATATCTTTTCTTTGCTGGATGAGGACAGCGACCTGCTGGAGCTGGCCCCGGGCGACAACCTGCTCAAGGCCACCGCCGACAGCGGCGAGACCAGTCTGCAGGTGACGGTGCGCTTTTATCCCATGGTTTCGGGCATTCTGCCGGAGGTGATCTCGTGACGCTGGACGTATTGGACGAGCTGACCCTCGCCCGGCTGGGCCGAGTGGAGGTGTGGGTGAGCCTTTACTGGGACGAGCCCTACAACACCGAGGGAGAGTTCACGCTGGAGGTGCGCCCCACCGAGGAGAACCTTTCCCTGCTCCGGGAGGGCCGCTGGCTGCGCCGCAGTGACAGCGATGTGCCCATGCGCATCTGCCACCGGAGCAACGAGAACACCGACAGCAACTTAGTGGTCACCGGCTTCCCGGGAACGTGGATCTTCACCAAGCGGGCCTGTACCAGCATCGTGAAGAACGAGACCGCGGAACAGGCCATGCGCAGACTGGTCAGCGCAATGCAGCCATGGCCCAAGCTGGAGCTGGGTGCTGCTGTGGGCTTCGACACCACCTACACTGCACAGACCTCCGGCGGCAGCATCATGGATTACCTGATGACCATCGGCGCGGCTTGTGATCTGGGCTTCCGGGTGCGGCTGGTAGGCAAGAACGCAGACAAGAAGCTACTGTTTGAGGTCTACCGGCCCACCGCTGACCCAAACAACCGTCTTTCCACCAAGTGGGGCAGCCTGACCGGGGCCAGCTGGGCCTTTGGCGACAGCGACTACGCCAACGTTGCCATCGTGCAGGGCGCTGGCGAGGGCGAGAACCGGGCCACCGTGACCGTGGGCCTGACGGATGCCACCGGGGCCGACCGGCGGGAGCTTTACGTCGATGCCCGGGATGTGCAGCCGGACGAGGAAAAGGGCGAGACCACCAAAAGCCAAGCCTACCTCGAGCGGCTCATGGCCCGGGGTACGAATAAACTGCTGGAACAGCTCCGCACCGGTTCCATTGAGTTGACCATCGATGCCGAGGGGCTCTTCCCCGGTGACGTGGCCTTTTGCACCATCCCGGAGCTGGGCTACAAGGCCACCGTCCGGGTGGCTGATGTCATCACCCAAAGCCAGAGCGACAGTACCACCCGCACCGTGCGGCTGGGTACGCCGGTCTGGCGCAAGCTGTAAGGAGATGATCTTTTTGAGCAAAATCGTTTTATATCCCGCCAACGGCTACGACTTCGATGCCGCAGACGTGGCGGCCTACCTTGCGGGCCTCACCTCGGGTGTGTTCAGCTCCGCTGAGGACTTCCCGGTGACAGCCGCGGGTGGGCTGAAGGTCACCGTGGGCGCGGGCCGTGGCTGGGTGCACCCCAGCCGCTTCACCGGCTACTCCATCACCAAGCGGAAGGCCGACACCCTGACCATGCCGCTGGCCGACCCGTCTCTCCCCCGCATCGACTGCATCGTCATGCGCTATGATGCCGGTGCCAGAGCCGCCAGTCTGCAAGTGCTTCAGGGCACGGCATCCAGCACACCCACGGCCCCCGCCATCTCCCGCACCGAGCTGATCTACGACCTCTGCCTTGCCGAGATCACCCGCCCGGCAGGATCCACCAACATCACCACGGGCCAGATCACTGACACCCGGCTGGACGAGGCGCTCTGCGGCATCGTGCGGGACGGCGTGACGGGCATCCCGACGGAAGAGCTGATCGCGTCCGCGCGGGAGCGCATCAACGCGCTGGAAGAGACGGCCAGCGCCGCCGCCAAAGAGGCCAACGCCAGCAAGACCGCAGCGGCACAGTCGGAGGCCAACGCCGAGGCGTACAAAAAGGCCGCTGCCACGTCGGAGCGCAACGCCGCGGGCAGCGCCTCCGCCTCTGCCGGCTCCGCTGCCGCAGCCGCCCGGAGCGAGAACACCGCGGCGGGAAGTGCAACAGCAGCGGCCGGGAGTGCGTCCGAAGCGGCGGGCAGTGCTGGTTCCGCTAAGCAAGACGCCGACCGGGCAGCGGAAGCTGCCAATAATGCAGCCAACGCGGCCACGGACGCGCTGAAGAAAGCCAA